AGAAGTTCTCCGGGGAGATCGTTGCCGAAGCTGATTCTAATGGCACCATTATCGATCTCTCTGGTAGTGGAAAGATGTCTGCCATATCCTATCCAACCCGGCCATACGCTTCCAGTGTCCGGCCATTTCCGATAGGCGGATTGAAGGGCGAAGGAAAGCTCTTCCTCCACGTGACCACGGAGTTCGAGAACATCCCAATCGATATGTGGAACGGCACAGAGTGGGCGAATACACCAGTGAACCAGACTCCGGTGATTAACCAGACCACGAACGAGACTGAGACCATCGACTCCATCAATGACACCACGTGGATCGATGGCAGCGACTGGGACGATTCGGTCATAATTTACATCTGAGGTTATTTTTATGGTACACAAATTCAAGAAGGCTCCCACAAAGGAGGAGGCTTGCTGTCTGCCGGGGGAGGGGCTCACGGATGAGGAATTTGCCTCGTTTTGCAAGACACCCGAGGAAATCAAGCGTATCCCCAATGGCAGGCTTGAATATCCGGATGAGACCGTCCTATACATCGACGGCGCTGGTCAGCAGTGGACAGAGAAACAATGGGAGAAGCGCTTCGGCTACAACCCAGTGCCGGTCTGGGACCGTATGTGTAAGCAGAAGATAGCGGTCTTGGGCTGGAACAGCGAGAAAGATCAGGCAGTCGGGAGCCTGGGAAAGTTCCCGACGCAAGGAGATTCCAGATGAAAGCAATTTTACTTACAATGATCGCCTTCGTAGCGATCATAGGAACAGTATCGGCAGACTACGTACAATACACCAACCCAGTAGCCAAAGATCTCAGCAACCTCAACATGTCTGAGATCCAGGCCATATTCTCTGGCGATGGAACTGGCTGGATTGTCTCAGATTCGGGTGGGGCCGGGTGGACTCCCAGTATCAATGCCTTCCTAGCAGATAATGGGGAAGGCAAACCAGGCAACGTGACTAAGAAAACACCGTTAAGATGTGGGGGAATGTAAAATGGCAGACGAAAGGGTCAATACTGATGTTAAGCTGGCATCGATGGTTATAGACGGTGGATACAACTCATTCGTAGAGAAGAACAGCAGGATGATGGACTATCTCAGAGAAGAGATCGAGGAGCTTCAGACCATGATCGACAAGCTTCAGTCCACCGACATTCAGGCAGGCTACCTACCGGACGATGACAACGATATTGTCAAGTTCCTGGATGAGATAGTCGAAGAGGTGGACAAGAACCTGTTTGTCCTTGGAAATGCTATCAAGGGCATGAGTGACAGCACCAAAGTAACGCTCAACACTGCCGGATTCATGAGGCTGTCCAAGGACCAGGCCAGTATCAAGACCTTCCCCGGAGGCAACTGAGATGACAAAGGGCGTGGCCGATAGCAAGACTATCAAAGCGGCCCTTGCGGTCGTCTTACTGGGCATCGTAACAATTCTTGAGGGCGGCGAATTCGTGCCTTCGTCCGAGTTCATAGGCGCGGTAATGGTCATACTGGGGGCTTTGTTTGCGGTCTTGCGGAATTACACCGACGAGGCCCTGAGCGGCTGGAAGTAGTCTAGGCTGGATTGATCATGCCAGCTGACACGATCGAAACAATGGTGGCCCGGATCGATGAGCGAACCGAGGCTATCATGTCAAAAATCAATGCTCATTGTGACCAGCTTTGTGATCATGAGCGGCGGATTGGTGGCCTGGAAGGGTTCCGCACGGCGGTATATATCGCTTCTGCGGTGGTGGTGACCCTGGCTGGCCTGACCGTCGCCGCAATGGGGCTGTTCTGATGAGGTTCACCGATCTGGATTGGCGATCCATAATGAACGACTTCTCCGAGGCCGATCTGCTCTACCTTCGTAGCATAATCGATGAAAAACTGCGATCCGGCCCCAAACGAAAGATCCTGATCCGGAAGGAAGATTGAATGAGCGACGTTCCAGACTGCATTTTCCCATCTTCCAACAGCGAAGGCATAGCGGATCTCATGCTCTCCATGCAAGGAGATTTCTGTGATTATCCTCTTGCATACGGCTCTGTCAAGAGAGACGGCGATTATCGCGGTCGCTGCATATCATTCTATGTGGATGATGTTCGATTCAATGCTCTTGGGAATGCCGTGCTCTATGGCGACCACTTCTGGAAGCTTTGGGAAAGGCCGGATCGGGTATGGAAGTCTGGAGCGCCTTCGTTTGTGGAGGTCAATTTCTCCACATCCAATGCTCAGCCCCGCTGGAGGGCATTGGAGCAGATCGGCAAGAAGCGGCACCTATCGCGATACTGGCAGGAAAGAGGGATGCTCTGTTGGGTGGATCTCAATGTAGCGCCCAGGTGGTGGGAAGAGAACCTTCTCGGTGTCCCCCTGGGCTGGAAGGCTTATGCTACTCGGATTCATCGAAATTGTACTCTAGATACCCTAGCAGACCAGGCGGCTCTGGCCGAATGCCATGCCGGAACGGACGCGATCAAGTTTGCCGTCTTCGGCCATAGGAAAGAGATCGAAGCCCTTTGCCAGAGGCAAGGCTGGATCTATATAGACGAAGGCCAAACGACCTGGCAGAAGAGGAAAAGCCATAAATCTAGGTCGCTGCAATCCGATATAAAGATAGAAGAACCAAACAAAATGTCCTTGGAGGCTTGGATTTAATGGGCGGGAATTCTGGCGGTGGGGGAAGCGGCGGAAGATCTAATGGCGGCGGTAGCGGGGGCGACGCGCTCCAAGTCGCGAAAGACAATCTACAAAAAGTAGAAACCCAAATCAAGACCCTGAGCGATGAAATAGCAAAAACAGATCGGGCATATGATGCTGCGACTCAGGCAGGAGACATGTCACAGAGAAAAATGCTCAGGGATCTCCGAACGACACTGATTGAAAAGAGGTCCGATATTGCGCACGAAGCGGACAACGCGATGGCAAAAGCAAAATATGATAATTGGATAGCGGGCGGCAAAAAAGGACTTGAACCAAGGAAGTCCGCCAGTGTGCGGCGGTATCCTCGATATTGAGGCCTTATTCTAAAATGGAAATGGAGCCGTCGGCCCACAAGAATACTCGATTGTCTCCTATGTCGATGAACTTTTTACACCCTGCCCATTTTTCGGGCGGTACTGGCTCTGAAGCCCAAACAATATCTGCATTCTCAAGTATCTTGGTAAGAGCATCATTCAGGCTCTCACCGGCCTTCCCATGTTCAGCCAACCTATCTCGATTCTCACGAGATACCTGAATAGTGGTGATGGGTTCTTTCATGCGCTCTCCCTCACCGGGCATTCCACGGAACATCTGGAACACTGATCTTGATAGCCGTTCCATTTGCATCCAATGATCTTTCCTTGGCGATCCTTGACGGCGGTCAGTCTGCTTGTTACGATCCAAAAAATGGTTTTCATTTCATCCCCCAAAAGGCTGATCCAATACCCAATACAGGGCATCGATCTTCCCGACCAGCACATCATCGTAGATTTTCTTCTCGATGTTGGCTTCCAATATGCTCTGCAACCTTTCGTACTCTTCCCAAACTTCAGATCGTGTCTTCATGGTATCTCACCTTGCTATAGATACCATATAGTCTATAATAGTATTTATACTTTTCGGTATAGGAGGTTAAATGGTAGATACTCCATTCACAGACAGCTACATAGAGACTGATGCCGAGCTGGAAGCCCTCATAGGCGCTGATCCGAGAGCTTCCGCTATCGCCCTCAAGGCCCTTGCCGCCGCTTCCCAGGAATGGTATTGTGCTGAGGCTACAAGGCACATCGACCAGCTCCCCCTCAGGGGCATCAAGTATGATAATGATGTCGTGGCCGGAGTCCCCGACCAGCCCCGCGCCTTTCCCCGGATCATAGACTGGATCACTTGCGACTGGAACAGCAGCACCAGCCTGGCCATAGTGCCCACCGACATCAAGAGAGCCTGCATGGAGGAGGCTATCGCCCTATATGCGGAACAGTCCGCCGGAGGCACCAGCCGGGCATCCCTCCAGGAAGCTGGAGTGGCCAGCTACCAGATACCAGGTATCATATCCGAGACCTTCCGGCCAGGATCGGGCAGCGCTTCTCAAATGGGGCTGCAAAGCTCTTCATCCTATCGGATGCTGTCAAAATACATCGCCCGGAGCGTGCCTATCCGATGAGCCTCCTAAGCCCCTATCTGGCCGCCCTGGGCGTTTCCGTCTCATGGAAACACAAGACCGGGAACGATGGCAATGACGACACATATTCTACCTCCACCATCACCGTCTTGTGGGCTCATGGGGCTAAAGTGATCAGAACCGTACAGGGCGATGAACTGCAATGCCAGGCCATATGCAAGTGTGAGGCGGAAGTCGAGGCCGGGGACGTGCTCACCGTGGATGGCCGATCTTATCCCGTTCTCGGGCTAGTGGGCGTCTCTTATGACGGCTCTATGAGATCTGTGGCTTTGGGCGGATCACGAAGCGGCGGAGCCTGATATGGCCGACGTCACGGATGCCCAAGCTGAAAAGCTGATCAAACTCTACACCAAGGCCGAAAAAGAAATCCTGGCTGAAGTAACAAAAGCTCTCCTCAAAGGCAATTCTACCTACCAGCTCAAAGCGATGCTCAAGAACGTCCGGAAGATCCGCAAAGATCTCCTGGGAGGGGCTAGGGACTGGTCCACGCAGGCCATCCAGGAGGCTTATGAGGCCGGGATGAAGAGCACCGGCCTGTCCGGAGGGGTGGGGTTCAATACCGTCCATCAGCAGGCGGTCGCTGTTCTTGCAGAAAACGCCTATGGCCGCTTTGAGATCGTAGATCAGGTCATTGGCCGGCGAGTGAATGATGTGTATCGCTCCATTGCCCTGGAGAATGTCACCGGCCAGGTGGTGGGCTACCAGACCTGGCAGCAGACGGCGAAGCGAATAAGGAGCGACATGGCCGAGAGGGGCATAACTGGCTTTGTGGACGCTGCGGGCAAGCGGTGGAACATGGAGACCTATGCGGAAATGATAGCCCGGACCACACCCAGGCAGGCTATGATCGAGGGCACAAAGAACCGACTCCTGGAGCACGACCACGATCTGGCGGAGATTATAGGCGGCATTGGTAAGAACACTTGTGATATCTGCAGGGCCTGGAACGGTCGGATTGTGAGCCTCACGGGAAAGACCTCGGGCTATCCGACTCTCGACGAGGCGCGGGATGCTGGAGTTTTTCATCCCATGTGTACCCATAATATCGCTACTGCAATGTCGTTTGAGGACAAGAAATGAGGCTTGAATGGCGCGGTGAAGCGGTACTGGCGAAAGTGCGTGAGGCCGTTGATGGGGGGCTGAATGATTCGGCTGAGATCGTATCGAAAGAATGGCAGAACACAATCCCTTATGCGACTGGCGAGCTGGCTTCTCACGTTCAACCAGTAAAAGCCAAAGAGCTGGAGTACAATATCTCCAGCACCGGGCCGTATGCCAGGCGGCAAGAGCTGGATGAGTCCCTGAGACACCCTGACCCCACCAACCCGGCATCCAGATCAGGGCGGAAGGCCCATGCTGGCAGGGACGCCCTAGACGACAATCGAGATAACATTGAGAAGCTGGTGGCCTCGAGGGTGAAAGGAGTTCTATGAGCACGGATGTGATCAGCGATATCGCCGCCTATCTGGCCACGGGCGGATATGGCACTGTAGGCACGAGCATCTTCATAGAAGAACTGCAGGACCAGCCCGATAACCAGATCGTAGTCTTCAGCTCAGGTGGCCGTCCTATCCAGTCCACAGACAGCCATACCGTGATCACCTATTTTGATGTCCATATCCGGAACACCAGCAAAGCCACGGCCAGGAGCAAAGCAATTGAGATCAGGGATTACCTGGGCAGCAAGAAATCCGCAGCCAACCGCCAGGCCATCCTACTCCAACCACCAGTGATAGAATATTTTGGAAAGGATTCAATGAACCGCCATCGATACGGCGTGTTCTTTGCGGCATTTGATTAGGTGTGGCTTATGGATTATTCGAATGCTATAGAACGAATCGATTTAGCCAATGCTCGCATCACGCAGACGAAGTTAAAGTTGTTTGTTCCCTCGCCCGGCCCACCCGAGAGAGACGTGGTGCTGCCAAGGAAAGCACATCGGCCTTATGCGGGCAACATATTCCATTATATGCCCAAAAAATTGAAATCTTACCCAAAATCAAAATTCTCCAAATGAAATTAAATTTTAAAATCGCTTTTAAGGCCATGATATTTTCGGGCCTTGATGAATCTATCTGGGAGATGATTAAAGCATGACAGACGCAGTTTCCGGCATGACCGGCTCATTATGGGTGTGCGCCACAGCGGACGGCACATATGTGAAGCTAGGGGAACTATCAGATCTCCGGCTGAGGATTGATGGAAGAGAAATAGATACGTCGAATGTCGATGATGAAGGATGGGGCAGCTCGATCTCTGGCGCCCGGTCGGCAGAGGTCACAGCGACAAACAACCTGATCCTGACCGATGGGGGCTATGGGATCATCGCAGC